AAAGCCTTAAAATTAACAAACTTACGATGATCGTAATAATCACCCAAGTGTACAATTTGCTTGATATTATTTTCTTTACAGTATGGGAAAAATATTTCATCGTAAAACTTTGCAGCATTATTCAAAAACACCTCAGAACTATTACGTATTCCGCAGTGTGTATCATTCAATATAGCGATTTTCATTAATTAAAAAAATTCCTCTAGGTTAGAATCTGCTAATCTAGTTTTCTTTTTTGCTTTTTCTTTTTTAGTAAACTCTTTGATTTCTGTGTCGTATGTTTTAACTTTTTCTATACGATCTTTCAAAACATCAACAAAGTGAGTTGCAACTGTCTGCCCACCTTCTTCATCTCCAATCATAATAAAAGCTTCTACGCCAGATTGAGACATATACTTTTGTTTTATTTCTTGTTGCTTCTTTTCTTTGTTAATACGTCTTAAGAAAGCATACCAAATTATTTGAGTAAAATAGGCAAACGCGTTTGGTTTACCTGTACGTGTTGAAGCATTGATGTTGTAGTTCTCTACAGCCTTTAAACAATTTTCAACAGCATCCATTACCATTTCTTCTCGGTATGTGTATCGAATGAAGTTTGATTTATGAGATAAATTTTCTGCAATCTTAAGAAAACAAATAGCGATGTAGTCTGGAACTACAGGTAATACGTTACCAAATTCTTTTGCTTCATTTACAGATTTTACGTAGTCAACTATAGCTTGAGAAAACTCAGCATTGTTTACATAATGTACGTTCTTTGATTTTTTTGCCATAATAACTCCAATCAATTAATATATTCTACCATATAAGTTATGGAAAGTAAACAACTTTTTTTCACTTTTTTTTCAAAAAAATGCATTTTAGGGGTTTACACCACGCACAGCTGTGGTATAATAATAGAGTAGGCTTTGAGGTGGGTGGATATACTAGTGAAGTTTATCTTTGTTATAATCATATAGCGACACTACATTATCTTGGCCTGAATCATTATACTCTAATTCATTTCTTTCCAACCGATCCATCCATTCGTCCATTGAATAGGTTCGGCGATCACTTTCCATTTCTTTAAATTCTTTTACCGCGTTTTTCCACTGTTGTTTCATATCTTCAGAAGGTATAGCCATCGCTACGATGTGATACCCGTTTAAAGAAATAATATCTGTAACGTCATCTTTCATTATGAGCCACGGGCGAAATGAATGATAAGATATTGATTTATTAAATTCTACTTTAGTAAGCCGTAAGCAATGTGAGATTAAAAGTTCATCTGTCTCAGAATCTTTACTTCCACCATCTACAATATTGCATATGATTTCCTCACCGTTTGTTAATTTAATTTGCCTCAGCATTACATCTCCACCTTGTAAACGTTACAGTTAAACTTTTCATTTTTATATATTTTTAATCTTTCTTCTGCGTGAATGAGAGAATAATTCTTTCTGCTTTTCCAATGAAGATCGTCGGCTATGTCGTAGAGCGTCGTGATTCTTCCGTCATCGGATCTGCGTAGCCCTCTTCCGATACTCTGTAAAACTTTAATTTGAGACTTGCTTGGGCTAGCGAATATGATATTATGCAAATTGCGAATATTAATACCAGTACTAAAAGTACCAAGACTTGCAACAATAATGGCATCCTTTTGTCCTTCCGTTATTCTACGTATAGCTTCTCTATCAACAGCTTCAGTATTTCCTGATACAAAGAATACTTTTCTATTTATATCTGCTTTAGAGTCAATCATATCAAACAATATTTTACCATGTTTTTCCACAAATTGGAATAGCACAAGTGTATTTCCTTTTTGATCTAGTGCTAAATTTTTTATAAAGCTATTTCGTTTTTCATTTTTAACTATAAAATCTATTTCATCATGATATGTTTTAGAACCAAAAGATTGTTTAGTTTCTTTATCATAATCTAATACAACCATAAGTATTTTTAGAGGCGCGAGAGTTTCGTTATCTTGTAATGTTTTAGTAGTTGTAACTTTAAACACTTTACCAAATAATCCCTCAAGTACTAGTTGGTGTGTCTGAGTTCCATCAAGAGTGCCGGTGGTTCCAAAGCGGTATGATGCATTACGCGATTTGTTCATTATAGAAGTTAATGATTTAGATTTGAATCCATGACACTCATCACCAAACACTATGCCAAATTGTTCAAACCACGTGTATGGTAATTTGTATATTGATTGCCATGTACTAATAAAGACTCTTTCTTGTATGTTAGTTTTAGGTTGTCCTGAATATATTACGTGACACTCTTCATTAGCAATAAATGATTGATCGTTAGAAGAATAATCTTGAAAGTCTGTAAACATTTGTCGCACAAGTGATGTCGTAGGAACTATGACCAATACTTTATTATCATAATTTTCTAAGAACCACCTGAGGATGATGTATATTATAAGTGATTTACCTGATCCAGTTGGTGATAGTAGTACAGCTCTTTTACGCTTTATTCCTTCGCATATAGCATCAAACTGATAATCTCTTACTGTTATTTTTTCTCCTCGGCTGTGTAAGTCTAAGCTTTCTATAAAGGACATTATTTCTTTAGGGTTTATTTTATTAGTAGCATTAGGTAAACCATAATCACTATCTTCATACTCTATGCTATAATCTCTTTTACTACAAAAGTCCTGTACATATGGCAATAATCCAATCGGTAATTCTTGAGTTTGTTGATTGAACAGACGTATCTTACCATCCCACACTTTATTACGAAATGCAGGCATGTACTTATAACCTGGTACAAAAAATGAAAAGAAGTCTGAAAGTTCTGCGCCTATTCCATAGTCACAGCCAACCAGCATACTGCTCTCATTTCTTTTTTGTAGAATTAATTTATCCACCTGCTTCGAACTGCTTCCATTTAATTATGTTACCAATTGTTTGGTGTCGCCATCTGATAGTTTCTACTATTTCTTGAAGTGTTTCAACTAGTGTTTTATAATATGCGATTCTTTCTTCACTTTTCTGAATATCTTCGTCTGCATCGTAGTAGTGATCCATATCACCTTTCATTACTTTTAAACCATCAAATGGATCAAATTCCCAACCTTTAGACTCTATTTCTTCTTGCGACATCTTACCATTATAATAAAGCCACTTCTCTTTGAGCAATGTTTTTTGGTTCATCTGTGTTTTTTTCAACTGCAATTTAGATAGTGATAACCACTGAAGATACTTCGCATGCAATTTAGCAGTATCTACAGAAGACTCGTCTAATTTTGATTGATTTATAACGCTATCTTTTTGCCATTCACTTAATACATTTTCAATATTTATCATAAAATCTTTCCGTTACAGATTTATATATTACACTTCTACGTGTAAGTTTGAGAACACCGGTCTCTTTAATTTTTCTAATTCTTTTTCTAGTTTTTTAACACCAATCATTTTTTTATAGTGATCTTTTAATCCTAAATCTCCTACTTCTTGCAACTCACCAAAATCCCATGTGTTGTAAAAGATCCAACGCATTGATAAGTGCAAAATCCCATAGCTTCCTTTTTCAAAAAAATCTTCATACGTTATTGCAACATATCTTGGCCCATAAACTTGTAAAAGTCTCCAAACATTTAAATTAGTTTTGTTTACATATTTTTGATTTGTTATAAGATAATTGATATCAAGTTTTTTAGGTTTAAATTGTGAAGGTTTGAACTTGTGTGTCTTAATATCTTTAGGCTGATACATACCAGATTCTTTACTATACCACACAGACAGCAATCTATTTAAAGATTTTTTTCTGTGTAAAAATAAAATACTTGAATGATATCTATTTGTATGTCTTATTATAGCATCAACGACATCTATGTGTATTTCCTCTGTAAAAATTCTATGCGTTGGTCTATAAGAAAATATGACATCTATGGTATGTTCGAGCTTACTTATATCTTTATGTGTTTCATAATGTTTTACTACATCATAAAACATACCATCTCTAGTAAAAAGATCTGTTGTGTTTGCTTCATAATTAACTTTATAACCAAGAGATTCTACTATCTCTCCTAGCTTGTTATAGTCTACATATTTTTTGTGATATTTAAAAAACCAATCTATAACGCTTTTGCTACCAGTTCTTTTATTCGCAAAGATAATCATATTTCGGTACGACCTGACAAGGGTCGTCACACTTTTTTCATCATTAATCATAATTTAAATAACTTCGAAATAACTCATTTTAAATGTTACAGGGAAAACTAAAGGTGGATCGTCACTTACTGTTGATTGTAGTGTTACAGATCCTAAAGAAGTTGGAATGCAGTTTACATATTTTATTTTTTTCAGTACGTTATTGTGGCTAGATAAAATGCTGACAATAATATCTGATTCTGGAATATAACCTTTTCCAATTCTATTTTGAACTGGCTCATAATTATGTTGTACAGTTGTGTTCAACCAATTGTACATTTCTAAGTAACACTTCATTTCTTCATCTAGCAATATGTCCATTGCTAAATCTTCCACGTCATATGTATCTCCAGGAACAGACATATTCTGCAATCTTGGAATAGATAACGCAGGAGTATTTACAGACACACCAGGATGTGTTACAGTGTTAGCAAAAAATTGGAGGTTATGAAATCTCTTACGATCAATTCTTACATGAAAATCTGTAGGCTTCATGTAATTAAAATTGGTGGTAAGAGGACCTTCCTCCATAATGTTTACAGTTGATGTTACCATAATTATTAACCTTATATAGGATTATTTATACGAAAAAAAGGGGGCATAAAGCCCCCTAAAGTTCTTCCGTAACTCTTGACTTATGCGCCTAAGATGTTGTCTACTCGGAAAATTCTGTAGTATTGGTTTGTTTTGCTTGCAGCAAGACCGTTTGAAGGTGCTGTGCCTACGAATGGGTTTGAAGCCATGCCGTAACGAGTTTTAAAACCAATTTTTGGTTGGAAAGTATCTTCCCCTACAGCACGTACCATTGTTAATGGAACGTATGGGCAGTAGAATACACCAGCGTCATATGGGTTAGTACCCTTATAACCTACTGTGATGTAGTCAACTGTTGCATATGGGTCGATATACACACGAGTACGTCCGTTTAGTACACCAGCAAATGTGTTGCCTGTGTCGTCTACGTTCAATTGTGTGTTCATTGCAGGTGCGTAATCCAACATACCTGTTGCAGATAGAGCAGAAGCTACATCTGAAGAGGTGATGATGAAGTTACCACGACCGCGTCGAGTTTCTTTAGCGATTGTGTTAGCTTCACGCTCTAGTTGAACGATCAAACCTTTGAATTTTTCAACTGACCAACGGCCGTCTGCGTCTGTCTGTAGATCAAAGATACCGTTGATTGCTGTGTTAGCTGTACCAGCACCAGTTTTAGCTTGTGCGTTAATTGTACGGATAACTTCGCGGTTGATTTCAGCCAAGATCTCTGTTGACAAGATGTTTGACAATTCTGTTTCGGCGTCTAGACCGTGAATTGCTTTAAGATCCTGTGCTAGCTCTAAGCTGTATTCAGCTTTCAATGCACGGCTTTTCGCTGTGACTGTAGCTTTCTCGATGGTGAAACCCATTTCTGAGAATGATGAAGCGGGGCCGCCGCCTGTTGAACCAAGACCTTCAGCGTCTGCTGTTGGCATTGCTCCACCAAATGTTGGACCTACTCGATCGTTGTCGATTGATGAGTCACTGTTTGAGTCTGTTAGACCTGATAGGCCTGAACCGTCAGCACTTTGTGTAGCACCTGAGTCACCAGAATGTGTGGTGTCTGCTTCGTTGAATAGTGCTTCAGTGTTGCCTGTTGAACCGCCGTCGAAGCGTGACTTCATTGCGAAGATCAAGCCTGTTGGGCCAGTCATTGGCTGCACACCACATACGTCGTAAGCCATCATGTTTGGCATAGCACGTCGTACAAGTGAAATCAGAATTGGATTCCAGTTTGCAGCTGAAGTTGTATTGTTTCCAGGAACTGCTTCGTTTACCATTCCTTGCTCTGCTAGAGCTTTCTCTTGGTTTTCCAAAACAATCGCAGTTACTGCTTTACGATGGGAATCTTTGATGCCACCAGCAGCTTCTTCATTAAGAACTGGCGCCCATTTTTCCATCAAATGATTTGCGTTAATATTTTCCATTTTTGGACTTCCTTACTTAGAGGTTTTGCGAATAGCTGTTAAGTACTGTGCCATTGATTCGTTAACTTCAACTGCATCAGCTTCTGAATCATCTTCTGATTCTTCAGCTACAACTGATTCAACGTTATCGGCTTTAAAGTATGATTCTTTCAAAGTAGCAATTTTTGCTGTAAATTCTTCTACAGATTCAAACTCTACACCTTCAGCTAGGTTTTCGAGTTTAGCAACTTGAGTTTCAGCTAGATCCTTTGAAGCTTCTCGGATGACATCTTTACGCTGAAAGCTTTGTAAAGATTCTTTCATTTCGATATTCTTCTCGGTTTCTTTGTTTAGTTTTTCTTCTAGCTCTGTAACTTCGTCTGCTAGGCCGTCAACTAGGTCGACTTTAGACTCTGGTACTTCGATGTAAGATTCTGTGAATAGATCTTTCAATGAATTCATGAATCCTTCAGCGATTTCAGCACGTAAGCCTGATTGAATGGCAAGCTTATTTTCTTCCATCCAGTTTTCAACAACGTAGTTTAGATAGTTGTCGACTTTTTCTACGAGATCAGCTTTAGTAGCTGACACTTCTTCTTCTAGCTCTTGAGCATATTGCTCTTCAAGCCGCTCAACAGTCTCAGCAACTTTTGAATTGATAGCAGCTTCAAAGATAAGCGCAGCTTTGTCTTTAAAACCTTCTGAAAGAGTTGCCTCTTCAGATACTAATGCATCCAAGTCGTCAGAGAAGTCATAAGCTTCTTTAGGTTGTGCACCTGCGTCTTTCATTGCAGGTTTTGCGGATCCACCCATTGGTGCAGGCTCATCTTTCGCATCTTTATCGCCTTTACGCTTAGCAGCTTTTTTACCAGCTCCTTCAGCAGACTTTACTGATGCTACAGATTGTGTCTCTGCATTCTTGGGATCGTGAGCTTCATCAACGATTTCCTCGTTTTCATTGAGCTCTACATCCTGTTCTTCTACTTGATCAGTCATGCTTGACTCCTTATTTGTTTTTCAGTAACGAGAGGAAATTTTTAAACTCACGTACCTGAGTCTCATAGAGGTCAGTCCGTGGAGCTGCTTTAATTTCAGTCTCCATTCTTTCAATTTCTTGAACTTGAATAACA